AAGTATTAAATTATCGGATTTACACTTAAGGCATTTGTCTTGGGATTGCTCATAATAATCATAACCGAAATAATTCATCATCGAACCTCCTTAGGCTTCGCTAATCTTTTAACGTGTGATTTTGACACTCCCACAGCTAAAGCAGTGGGAGTGTCAATTTGTTGTTACCTGATTAACAGTACCACATCTTGGGCATTTGATTTCAGCCTTGCCATCAATCATGCCTAACTTTTTATTACACTTAGTACATCGTATTTCCTGCATTGGCACTCTCCCCTAAGGTTTATTTACCCCTTAATCCCGTATTTTGCAGACTGAAGTAGGAAGCCCAACATCTTCCATACTTCGTTGTAAATTCGTTCTTTACAAATTTCGCCTCCAATATCCATATTGAAATTTGCAGGATCTACACATGAAGATGATTCTACAATGATAAAGCCATTTGCCAGTGTCGCCTTTGCAACGGTTGTTTTATCTCCCCATTTTTGGTACTCAATTTCCTTAACAAAGTCATTGACATTCTGCTCAACAATAGTGTTGTTGTCGCCGACCTGAAGATAGGCTTTTTCAAATTGTGCTTTCGGGGACCAACTTGTATAACCGTCAGGATATTTCACTAAATAACCATTGCCCTCCGCGTCTGCATTAGAAGTATCAATTGATCTTTGTAATACTTCTCCTGCTTCTTTTGCTGTCATGTGTTCTGCTTCAATCATTTTAAATCCGATATACTTTTTCATTTTAAATCTCCATTCTTCTTTACATTTTATTTCGTTCCATTTTTGGCAATTTCCACAATTCGGTTGGACAAAGGTTTGCCAAGGTTCCTTGATGTTTTCTTTTTCCTTAAACAGTGTGCATTCGCTCATCATGTTGCCTCTTTAATAAAATTTGTTGCCGGATAAGCATTGGTAAACCCTTTAGCAATGACCTCTATAGCTTGTTCGTAATAAATATTCATAATGTTGCCAAGTATTTGATTAGTCGATTCATCCTTAATGAAATCAAGCAAGCTGTGAACATGGTAATGCCAATCATCCGTAACGATATGATACATTTCGTGAACAATATTTAAGTACCAATTATTTTCCTGATCTTTGTCCATATTTAACCATATTGTTGCATTTTTAAGTTTACGATTACGATAACAGGCGGCTATATTGTCCTTGTCTTCGGTTTCTTCTTGCATTTCGTATTTATTAACAAGTTTTAATTCTATGTCCCAATCTTGAATACGCATGATTTTGGCTAATCCCTTTACAATTTCTTCAAGTTTCTCTTTTGGCGGTAACAACTATTGCCCACCTCCCATAACCTGTTGTATTAATGCCTGTTGTTGCTCTGGTGGCAAATTCAAAAATGCTTGCCGCTTCTCAGGTGGAAGTTGTGCAAGCACTTGGCTAACCATATCCTGTTCTGGTTGTTGCGACTGTTCTGGCTGCGGTGGAGGCGGCTCCTGTGGTGCTGGCAGCTGTGCGGCTATAGCCTGTACGTCCTGCGGTTGTAATTGTATTCCTGCCTTTGCCGCCATCTGTATTTGTCCAGCAGGGGGAAGGTCTTTAAACGACATTGATTCGCTTGGTCCCTTTGCCTGCGGTTGTTGCGGTTGCTGTTCTGGCTGCGGTTGTTGTGCCTGTTGAATATTCTGACTCATTTCGTCGATGATTCCCTGTAGGTTAGGTACGCCAAGTTTGGACAGGACCTTGATAAATGCCAAGTTGCCCGGATTCGGCTCGAATCTGCCTTGCCCAGCCAGCGTTGATAAGGTATTGAATATCTCACCCTTGGACTTCATAAATCCAGCTTCAGCACCAATCTCAATATCAAAGTCAGGATAGATATAATTTCCTGCTTGGTCTTTCAGCATAGCCAGCCGGTCAAACTTACCATACTGCGCCTTTGGTTGTTGTACTGCTGGATTCGCAGGGTCAACTGGTGGAGCTCCTTCAATTCTGTACGGCCTGGCTTCGTCTACAAAGGCCAGTGCGAAGTCTGCAATAGTTCGGTAGATACGCTTGTACGCTACGGCCTTATAGGCTGTTTTAAGCTGAACCTTGAAGTTCGCTTGTTCGACATAGACCTGAGCTTGCTTTGCGCTGTTAACATTGGCATCATTAACCCCTAATGCTGCATTGGTTGCACCAGTTAAGAGCTGCATCCATTCTTTGAGCTTTTCAATCCATCCAATTCCGTCAATATTGCTGAATAAGTCAATCTCTCTCACATTCATATTAGGATCGTTGACAACTTCAACTGATGAGATCGAAGATTCTAGCTTGATCTTTATTGACGGGTCACTAACAAGAATCTTTTTAGTGCCTTTTAGGTATTGCTCCTCCTGCTGATAAACAGCTTTTTTGATAGCTTCGTTGATGTCATGTATATCTTCCATAATAGAGATTCCCCAAAAACATTTGTCTCTTGGGATAAACGGTTGATAAATCAAATCCCAACTCTTGGGAACGTAGTATTCAAGGTCAATATCTCCCTCATCATCGGAAACAAGTGAACCATTTTCATTCAACTTAGCCTTATGTGCTGTTGTTGTTTTGCTGTCCTCACCCCTGCGATAATAAAACTTTGGCGTATGCTGGATTACCAAGTCACCAGACCACCAAAGCTTACATATGTCGTTATCTTCGTCTCTGTATGTTGTTTCAATGACGGTATACTTGTTCAGCCCCATATCTTCGTCGCCGGATTGCGTATCATTGACGTTAATCCGTTGGGAACCTGTTAGCTCATCGAATTCCTTGAAGATTGCGGCTTTATTCTCAAGCATTTCCCTGGTAATGTGTGGCCATTTCCGAGTGATATAATTAACCGTGCGATTATTTGGATGATGATAATGTTCCATATCGTCTACACCGGATGCTCCGTGGTTAGGGATAATATCCTTTGGGTGTGGCTTACTTATCTCAATCTCGCCAACATACCCAGCTCTTTTAGCGTTATTGTTCCAGTGGATCTTCCAGAACGCTCCACCAAACTTCATCACCCGACGTTCGTTGTGCAGGTTTATTTCCTCAAGCGATGGTGTGGCCGAACGGACGACATACATAACGTAGTTTTTCAGGACTTCGACAGGTTGCTCATCATCCTGTGAAACTGCTTTAAAATCAGGGTCCGGAATTGCAAGATCGATGAGCGATTCAATAATCATCCTTGGAAAATTGATAATTGTCCGGGGTGTTCTGTTGTCCGTGTTGCTCTGGTCAAGAACATTTAGGAATTCCCGTCCCGCATCGTAAATAGATTCCCAATCGTCAAACCGTCTATCCCATGCCCTTTTAGCACTCTTGTCGGCCTCCCAGACGGGTTTCCACTGCTCAAGCAGTTCTCTGTCTTGCTCTTCTTTTTGTGCGTCCTGTACCATATCTTCATTGCCCATTAATTTGCCCACCACCCTCTTTACCTTGGCTAGTAGCGACATTGCTTCACCTCTTTCGGTCAACTTGACCAATGATTTTTCTGCAATTTTCACAGCGAATGTCCTGCAATTGGGGACTCTTCTTATTTGCGTTCTGTTTTTCTATTTCAAATCTGGCACATTGTTGAAGTTTTGCTATAGATATACCGTTCTCCATCGGGTTAACATCACTTAAAATATCATCCGCTAATTTCTCAGACTCTTCATACGATATGCTAAACGTATCAATCATCCAGTTTACAAAGGGATAAAAGTAATAATGCCTTGAATTACCCATTTTTGACACTCCTTTTTGGTGTTCTACTTCTTCCTCCTGTACTTCAACATATCAACATACTTACTCTCAAACTCCATATTGGCCTTAGCCCTTTCCTTTTCTTCCTCGCTCATATTAGCTGGAAACTCAAGCGTCAAGTTCTTATCCACCGTAAATCTCATTTGCGTTCTGGAGGCATTGGCAATCATATCGCTGAATAAAACATCGTCATGCTTACCACTCTCAGCATCCGGCCTGCCGTTCTTGTCGTAAACAAAGGTAATTGCCTCGTTCAGCATAGCTATATCGGTAAATAGTTCTATATTGTCTCTGATTAAAACTATCTCATTCGATATGATTAACGGCCTTGTGTTCCCGTCTGTTTTCCAGCCGTATTTGTATTGCTTTTTGTGGCCTATTTCGTCGATAATCTCGCGCTTGTACTGGTTTCTATACTTCAAGCGTTCTAATTCCTTCACAGCATAAATATCGAAGTTGACTTCAATACTTATAAGTGCATTGTTGTAATACTTGCCCAAGCAGTACATTTGATGGGTATATGTGTCAGGGTCTAGTTTGCCATGAAGAGTGACAACGCGTTTGCCTGTGGCATTATTAATTACTGTTCCTGTAAACGCATCTGCGCCATCCCCAGCCGTATCTCCACCTATAACATAGGGATAGCCATTCTTCGGGCCTTCGTAGATAGTAATACTATTGCTAAACCCTTCAACGAATTTGATCGAACTATCCTTAATCTTATCCCTGGTTTCTGGATTGCTCCACTCAAAAGTAAAAGAACCCTTCTTTGGAGGATTCTTCGCGTAGATTTTCTTTAGTTGTTCAATTCTCATTAAGATTTGGTTGCTATTAAACACAGGCCGACCGGTTGAAAGGAAAGATTCCTTTGGGAAAGAAGGATTTTCCTGTTTCATAAGGTCCTTATTTCCACTACAACCGTTTCTTAACTTCCATCTATACCAAGCAATTTGCTCGGCTGATAAATTGTAAAGATCAACAATACTCTGCTCGTATTCATCTAGGCTTGACATGATTTCTATACGTTCTTCTTCAGTAACCGATTTTTGATAGCTAGGATAATCATGCCACGCAAAAAACATGGGGATAAAATCGCTTTCCCCCGCTTCGGCCTTGTCCCATAATTCCTTAAATGCATTCATCCCATTCGCGGTTGATTCAATCAGAACTATAGTTCCCGGTATATCTGGAACTGAATTAAGTATCCCTGTTAATGTTGCTTCCGGATCTCCTGAATAAAATGCAAACTCTGATAAATGAACGTAATGATAAGTGTCAGAACGTCCAATATCTCCACTTCCAGCAGTCTGAACCTTAATTTTACTATTTAAGCCTTGCTCTTTGCCGTGATAATGCGTCGGCTTATCAAAGATTAATTCCTTGGTATTAGAAGCCCTTTGAAGTGGCTTGACATTGTCCGGCAAATGATTATACATATACTTGGCTTTTTCGAAGATTGCTGTGGTGCTGTCGTCCCGATGTGCTACTACTAAGGCATTGCGGTTTTTGTTTTTGACCGTCCGGCAGAGTATCTTTCCTTGGGTATATGTTGATACTCCCTCTTGTCTAGCCTTTAGCACAATAATCCTAACCGGCAATCCCTGATCTTCAAGTTCCTTAATTTTGTTGTCAATCTTTTCTTGAACTTCATTGATTACAAAAGGAACTTGCTCACCGTCTTTGTTGACAATCTTGATGTAATGCTGCATGAATTTCCTATCATGCCTTCGGGACAATTCTGCTATTGCTGCCTGATAATAAGCCAATGCTTCAGATTGTTTTAGCTTGGTAGTCTTTTTAGGTTTAGTTGGGGTTTCAGCCTTCGCATCTGTCTTGGCAGTCTCTTCTGTTTTCTTTTTTGTTTTTTCTGCCATGTTGGGGTCCTCCTAATAAAAATAACCGGCAAGGGCAAGCTAGTTTAGTTACTCTTTGTTTTCTCCGTATGATGGTATCCAATTACAAAAGCCATTGTCTTTATCGCATATTCTGTGACAAAGTGTCTTTGGGTTAATGGCAGCCATGGAGGATAATGGCTGACGATGTCCGCAAGTCTCACACTGTTTTAGATTTCCCATTGTAAGTATGAGTAAATTCAGCATTCCGAAGTTCCGTAAATCTTTCTACATCTTCCCGATATTCTTTTTTAGCTTCCTCTTTTTCAGAACCGGTTAAAACTGAATCTGAATCAACGCTAACTTCTTCCTGCCAATCACCAAGAACATTGGCAATTAACTGCTTAACGTCTTTGCCAATGTTTGTTAGGATGGTTTGTACTAATCTTTTGCAGGCAAACTGCCTCGTTTCATTCTCAATCTGAGATTCCAAAATGTTGAATATTTGAGCCTTTCCTTGGTTGTAGATAATACTTGCAACATCCAACGCCAATTGCTCTGCTGTGTAAAAACCTTTAATTTCAGACATTTTTAA